GGCATAACAATCTTTTGTTCCAACCAACCTCCTTACAAAAGATCATTAAAAATGTTCTGTGAAAAACTTGAAAACACAAAACGGGTTTCCAACCCTTTAAACCAATTCATGGTATCTAACCATGTTGGAACCCCCACCTCAAGAAAAGTTTGAGCTAAACTAGTATTAATAGAAACTAGCAATTGCTCAAAAACGATCCGAAATGAGTTATAAATATCTTCACCGTGTCCAGCAGACATAAGCATCAACGAATAGGCTTTATTAACCTCGGCGTCGATGTGCATCTTATCAGCAGAGTACAACAAACCAGAACAAAGACGTGGTAAGTTATACCGAGGAAACCATAAATTATCGGTTTCATCAACGGCAAAAGCGAAGCCAAGAAACTCCATATCAGCCAAATTATTCGAACTGACATAAGGATCCAAGACTACACCATACAAAGAAAAAGTAGATCTTATCAAAGTCTCAAGCTCGGTATCTGACATAGGCAAATTATCAGCCATAACAACATCATCACCGAACAACTTACAATAAACCAACTCAAAAACTTTAGAATCACCATGAGACCACCGAAGTAGAGCATGGGATATACAAATATGCATACATAAAATATTGGTAACAGTAGTAGATCCAGACCCACTATTATTACCCCAAGTCTTAAAAATGACATCACCATTAGGCAAATACAAAAAGGACTCGACATTATTATCAATAACCCATTGCATATAAGGATCAGACCGAAGATTATCAGCCCGAATATTAAAGGAATCGCGAACATGGGGTAGAACGCGGTCCCAACCTTTACCATCCCACATAGTTTTACGTCTAAAACGGTTAAACTGAACAGCGAGATTATTAACACCACCATCATATGGATTAAATCCATAGGCAGACCAACCTTCGCCTTTCATAGCCTCATTCTGATTTCCAAATAATCGCTTATGATGGTACAAAAGACAAAAAGGTTCAACAATAAAGGTACGTTGCTTAAAAGCGCCAATATACTCAGCACGTTTCTTAAGCTCGCGTTTACCACAAGCTTTCCAAATCGGATTAATTCTAAGCAAACGAGAATCATAAGCGGTCAACAACTGACCACTTTTAACAAAATCCTCCTTGGTTTTATATCCAGCAGCAGTAAGAGCAGCACCGCCGACTTTCTTAAGATCTAAACCAAGAAGAGTTTCCTCATCACCCATGTGTGTTACACACAAAGCGCGATGGTAATGAAATTCAGTACTCTTAAGAGCATCCTTATAATGAGAACAGGAAAGATAATCACGAACAACCCCCACATCCATCTTACGAATGGAGACATCAAGGGTGCGATCAGTATCAAGAGTAACAACAAAATCACCAGCGTTCAACTGGAAAAAGGAAAAACAGGCCAAATGGGCACAATAAGACCAAACAACAGAAAGTAATGGTTCACAACTCTTAGAGCCAAACCTACTCAACGGAGACGCAGGTAATGTCCCGATATACTCCATGTACTTATAAGTGTTTTTATTTTGTACGAGCTTATCCATCAACTTCAGCTCAGCTTCGTAAAAATTTAACTTTTTACCTGGCCCGATATAACTCGGGGTTTGACGTTTTCCATCTGAATAGGAAAAGCGTTATTAGGATAATCAGCACACATCTGCATATTAGCATAATGCATGCCAAGCAAACGATTATGTCGAACATCCAACAAAACCATACCACAGGAACCACCCTGGGTAGTAATATCGTGAAGAATCTGTCCATCACGAATAATATATTTTCCCGAAGCGAAAACAAATTGCCCAGTCACAGGATCAAAACCTACGAAAGAACAAGCTCCACCAACCTCAGTATTTTTAACTGGAAGGAAAGCAGTGGGTTTAAGACCAACAAATCGATTCTTAAGATGCAAATTAACATCTAAACGAGCTTGATCACCACCAACAAACTCCCACTTAACAGCCTCAACAGGAACAGGAAATTCCATAGAGGGGGTCTGGCAAACCATACCAGGTTTAATATTATGTTTATTCATGATAAGATAAGACTTACCATCAATATTAACAAAAGCAGCAGCGGCGTACTGAACACCACCCTTCTTAATAGGAAAAAGCCACTGTTTAACGGCCTCAGGATTAAAAGTCTTCGAAGTAGCAGGACCTTGCAATTTCGGTTCACAAAACTTACAAACACCGTACTTCAAATAATGCCAACAGTTGAGACTATTGGTACACTTATGAAGAGCAACATCACGAACAGGATGAAGACATTTGGCACAAGTGCTACGAACGGGTTAGGGTCCGCCTCACCCTGCG